CGCGCTTTTATGCGTTCTTCTAATTATTCTAATTGTAATTCTAATTCTAATATAATATCAACTAATAAAAACCAGGAATTTAATAAAGTTCCTAATGCAGTTTTGTTAAAAACAGCCTTTGATAGAATTGGCAGTTACAATAGCACAATTGTTTTCAATAATAGACCTGAATTACATCCAATTATGATTCAAGATAAAGCAGTTTATGATGTAATTAAGGTTTTATATCCTGAATGCCAATTCAAAGATTGGAGTGATGACTGGAAAATTGCACAAGATTGTAGAAGATATGTCAAGACTATGAATAAACATCCAGTACTCCATATCATCCGTGATATTGAAGAACTTAATTTATTAAATCAGCACATTAGATTTGTTGATAAAACATGTAAGCACGGAAAAGACACATTAGTCTATAAAGAAGCCAATAGACAAATAGTTGACATTAATTCAACCAGACTAATGTTCAAAGGCTATGCAAAAACAATACTTACTCCCATCGTTGAAGGTGCTGATACATCTAGAGCTAAGAATGTTCAAGCCGAAGTTGAATCATACAATAACTCATTCTTAGGCCTTAAAGATAGTCAAATAGATGTTAATTTATTTGACAAATTTAAGGGATGTTTCAACGAACACACTTTCGAAGAATTTATGGCTATCGATAAAGAATATAAAGATGATCTGATAGTTATGACTGATGTATTATATTACATATCAGATGCATCTTTATACGAAGGTTTCAAAAAGAGTAGTCAAGGGGTCGTAGCTGTTGGTGCATTACATGTACCAAAACATAAAGACTTCGAAAAACATAGTATTGTTTTTGAATCTACTAGTGAGGTGTTGGAGGAAGGATTTGTTAAAATCAATCCACCAGAAAGTACTTCAGATATGAAAAATATCTGTTGGGAGAAAGGTACTTTCGTTATGAAAACAGCAGGAAATGACCATTATTATTCTTCACAAATTAGATTACCACAATTAATTGATCAAGATGCAGTAGTTCTAAGACAGCCTGCTAACCAAAATTATCCTTTCATCTTAAAACTAGTAGTTAATAATAGGATTGATACTGGTGCCACTGATTATATATCATTCAAGATATATAAAATTGAAAAACCCCTTTACCATGATTTCATGGATGATGATATGGCCACTAATCCATTAAAATATTTCCTTCTTAAAACTCAAATTGAAAATCATGTTGATAATCAAGAAGGACAGGAATCATGGCAACATCAGGTAACCAGATTATATTATGATCTTAAAGAACATCAAACACTAATACCCAATCCATATTATGTCAAAACCTTCGTTGACAAAGTTAAAGAACTTTTCAAACCTAAAGATATTAGTGGGTTGTTTAATATTAAAAGAAATCAAAAATCATACATATTATATAAACAACATGGTGGACTTTTTAGATCATACACCTACAAAACTGTAAATATTAATACTACCGATCTTGACACTTATACTGTAGAACCAAAATTAATTAATCGTATATGTGTTAAGATAACTATTGCTCCAGAAATTAATCGACAATTAATTAATACCTTAATTAACTATATTAATAACGAAAACCCATCATTAAGTGTCGATCAAATATATTCAATCATTGTCTATTGCACCAATTCTGTCTTAGATTTAGAAGGTAAACTTACTGTTTTAAATAATATTGGATTAACAAAGGAAGTTAATAGTCTTAAAAATTCAGAATATAAATTACTTCCTAGCGGATTTGTTGATGCCTTCTTTAAGGAGCAATTATGGAACTTTATTAAATTTAAATTAGTAACAAGCTTAGGTTTAGGAATTAATATGAATGATAACAAAGATAAAATGCAGGATTTTCACTAAGCCCTAATTTAAATAATGCTGATGAATTACAGCGGCAAAAATTTGAAGGAGTTTCATTAACTGAGAATATTGAAAAACATGCTGCTGCAATTCTATATCCACTTGGATTAAAGCATCCACATCCCAACTATTCTAAATTAGATAGGCTTATAATAAATAATGTATATGATAATGAAATACTCACATTGTACAATTTAAATAAAGGACATAGTGTATTAATTAATGATTGCGAATATGAGCGTAATCCATTTGATTATATCAAGGTTAAAGATATAAATTGTAAATGTGATAGAAAAATACTTTATGAACAAATATTTGGTGACATGACCGAACAAAATGATGAAATAATGGCATATAAATCTTGTAAGCATACTATATATGCCGCAGCTAAAAGACAAATGAAGATGGCACCAACACCAGATCTAGCAGTAGCTGATGAATTTGTTGAGTATGCAAAACAAATCATCGACAATGAAGTAGGTGAATATTTAACCCATTTCGAATACTCATATCAACAATGGTATAATCACCTTGATTTAACCAAACAACAAGATATGGATATGGTGGCAAAGTATTTTTCACATAATATCGACGATATTCCTCGTGATATGTTAAAACGAATTAAAAATTTACATTATCAAGGTATTTGTAAGGTAGAATTGCAAAATACGGATGGTAAACCAAGGATGGTATGCTCGATACCTTTACAAACAAAATTTATTATGGGACCTATTTGTTGGGCATTGGAAGAAATATTCCAAGATCACTTTCACGGTTATTGTGGTGGTAAAAACTTAACTGAAATGGCCAATAAAATCAATAATTATGCAGCGTTAGGTTTTACCAAAGTTGTTGAAGGTGACGGTAGTGCCTTTGATAACACACAAGATATCTCTTTGAAACGTGTTGATCAGTATATTTATTCATTAGTAAAACAACATGTTTATCATGTTGACAAAGATTTATTTTATGATACTGCAACACAATTATATAAGACCATGGATGTTGTTGCAAGAGATGCGGACACAAAAAGACAACATAAATTATTCACCTATTCAATACTGGGTTCAGTATTTTCAGGTGATGCAGACACTACACTATGTAATACTGTCCGTATGGCCTTATATAATAGATTTGTCAATGATAAAGCCGGTTTGGTTTTTGGCAAAGATTATATTTGCTTTTCAAAGGGAGATGACTTTACAGTAATGTATAAGCCATACGTGAAAGATGATTTCATAAATCAAGCATATTATAAATATTTCGTTAAAGCACAAAAAGATGTAAGTCAACCTGATACCAGAGTTTTTGGATTAGGTCAGGTTTTAAAAATGCTTGATTTTGGTGGATTATCTAGTATCAAGTTTTGCTCATTGCGTGCTTGGTATAAAAATGACCATGAAATAATTTTAACTCGTGATCCTAAAAAGTTTTATAATTTAGCTAAGTACTCAAGAAAACTTAAAACTATGTCAAATTATCAAGCAGCTTTATATTTAATCCAACAAGCTGAGGCTTTGTTGGCTTCTTATAAAGGAATTGAAATATTTGAGGTTATGGCACGAGCATATTACCTTAGAGCATTGGAGTTTATGAAATATACTACCAATAGAGAACAGGAATCATTTAAACATAAACTCATAAAATTGGAAGCAAAACTAGCCACTAGATCAAAGAATGTTAAGTCTAAATATGTCATGGAAGAAAATATATATCAACGCTTGGTTTACAATATTGGATTCAGAAAAACACAACATAAAATTCAAGGTACATATTGGGAAGCCATGCAAAAGATATATCAAATTAGAACTGATACATTAACAGAGACTGAAGCATTCTTAGTAAATCAGCAAATAGCTGCAGAGTTCTCGGTTGAAGAACTCAAAACTAAATTAGGGCAGAATTATGCAGCGATCTAAACGATCTAATAAACAACCTAAACCTAAGATAATTAATGCCA